ATCCAGTAAGCCTGTAAAGCCAATCAACGCTGTAGGCGGTGAAACTTGCTTGGATAAGAGGTCAAGAATCTCGGACATCCGCTTATTGCGCATGTCTTGCAGGAAAACCAACCTTGCAACCTCTGAAATACCCCAATAGTAGTCATATTGCGGGGTTGGGCAGAGCTGAATAAAGGGCAATTCACCCTTTAGGAACATGCTTTCACCTGAACGGTCATAGATAATGACATTCGGGTCTGCAATGGTGACGCACTGATAGTCCTCAGTCATGTCATTCCAGACCCATAACTCAGTCATCTTGATCGTATCTTCAGCAACGCGAGCCTTGTACTGCTGCATACCAGCAATATTGAGGTTCACATTGCCGTACATCGTTGGGTCAGTGGCCGACAGGATCAAACGCTGGATGCCATCAGGCACCTGGTTCTCCTGGCTTTGTCCCATTTGCAAGCGAGCAAGCAATGCTTCACGTTGCGGATGCGAGTAAAGCCTTGCATACAACTCAGAGCGTGTGATGTAGTAAATCTGAATCAACGCTTCCTGGCGATCGGTGTGCGGTGTATCTTCTCGATACACACCAATACACCGCGGGTCAACCATGTAAGGGTGCAAGCCATTCTTCTGAATGAGCTTAATGAAGGTTGAGTTGTAGCAAAGCGCCCAGTTCAGCGCTTGTGCAAAGACTTGATCAGCGTTGCTGTTGAGCCAATCATCATTCAATGCGCCAGTCAGCGAAGGAATCTTGGTCTGTTCGTGCTTATTGACTGAGGCACCGAGTGAGATGGTAAAGCGTGTGGTTTCAGCGGAATAGAGGAAGGAGGAGAGCTGATCAATGTGCGGGTAAATCTTGTTGTAGTACGCAGGCGGTGCATCCAACCCCGCACCGAAGAGATAGTAAGAGCGCAGCGAGTCATAAGTTCCCGTGCGCTCTTGAATGCTGACGGAGCACTTATCTACCAAGTCATTGTAGAAATACTCTCTCTGGATGGGATCGTCAGGAATTCTCATGTAGGCAACTTTAAGTTCTCATGATCACGAATGACCACTGAAGGCGTTGGTTTGCGCAATGCTATACCACTTTCTTTCACCGCAGACAAGCCCCCAACCGTTTCTCCGCGCACCGAATTCAGATTGTAGTTTCCTAATTCTTTGGGGTTACCCCACTGCACGGCAAAGGGATTCTGTGGTTGAGCGGCTTGCTTATTGCCAAGCAAAGCATGTTGTTGATGATCACCTTCGCGCGATGACTTAATGTCACTCATGCCGTAATCCTTAGCGAGTTCACGCAAGGTGGTGTCAGCATGTTTGGTGGCATCGGACTTCATGCCCACGGCTTGCAAGAAAACCATCTGGACTTCCGATGTGCATCCATGCGGACATACAGGCTCTCTACTTTCAAAAAAGCCATGCGCGGGACATTTGTAATCATGAACGACTGCCATAGTTTCTCCTTAGTTGCTGGTCAAGATTGGGACGTTGATAGTCTTGTGCTTTAGGACGAATGCCAAGGTCTAACTTAAAACCGCTGCCATCATAGCTAAGCAGTCTTCTTCTCACCATTAATGGCTTAGGTTGCTTTCTGAATTCCACATACTTCTTGCCACTTTTCACCATCACCGCTACGTCGCCATTCACCCAATGCTCATAAGCACGGTTCACACGGGTCTGTACAAGCTCTGTAAGCGGGTATTTCCCATTGAGGAAAACATCTCTTAGGTGCAAGGGATCAAGGCCGCACAGCTCGGCAAATAAAGCAATGGAGATACCGCGTTTCTTATCACGCATAAACGCAGGAATCACTTCCATCATCTGACGTTTACTGAGGCCCAACGCCAATCGCCTTCAAGTAGTTGTTGATCTGCTTATCCACCACCGGCACTTGCACGGGTGTGACGGCTTCTTCTTTGCGATCACGCGTCATACGCATTTGCAGCAACCTTGGCATGAGTTGCTCGGCAAAGGCCACGCATCCAAGGGCAGTTGCAATCACACGATCATCCTTATTGCGCCCATAGGCAGCAATGGAACCTTGATCACGCACAATGGATTTCATCTCTTCCAGTAAATCCATCGAGTAAACATTCATCATCCCGCGCTCAAAGTAATCCTTAAAGTAATTCAGCATCCGTTCTTTGGAAGAATGCGTGGTGAGATAGCCCAGCGAATTAGACACGCCACCCAAGGAATCATTACGCCGCCAAAGGTAGTGTTGCATGTGGGATAGCACATCCATCAAACCTCTGGCTTTGCGTGGCTCCATCGTCTGCGCCTGACGTTTAAGGTTGCGCATCTCATTGATGACCGCTTGACCTGGCCCATTGACTTCTAAGTTGAGGGTGGAGTTTTTGTAAGCCCCTGCCAGGTAGCACACAACCCATGCGAACTGGTAGGTGTTGAGTTCTGAGGTAGCGAATTCCGCAACCTGATCAAGTCCATCTGCATAGCAGCGGTAGATTTGGATGCAGAAACGATCAGCCCAGTCGCTGCTTCCATATGCTGGATCAGCACCGATGACGTAATAGGCGTTATCAACAGGTTCCTCCCACACTTTAAGCGTTGCCATGCGCTCTGTTGAGTTAATCAATTCAGTGTCTTCAAAGTATTGTCCCATCGAGAAGCGATAGAACCGAGGAAGTATTTGCTTGGCAACCTTGGCTTGATCAGTGCAACGGGTGTGAGAGAAGAAACTGGAACCCGTCATGATGAAGGCATAGTCTTCAGTCGGTGGAAATTCCTGATACATGAGGGCTTCATCCTTAATCCCCTCATTCATCTTCCATCGCCACCAGGCAATCTGCCTTGAATTAATCTCGAACTGGTAGAGCTTTTTAACTTCCCGTGTCCATTCCTTTTCTTCAGGACTTAGCTTGCCGTCCCAGTACACCTTGTAGACATCGGATTTGGCATCTGCCGTATAGAGTTCATTACGCCACCAGCCACAGAAGATGGCTTTCTGAGTTCTTGCACGTTTGGCAACCGCCCACATGTCATGCCACATATTGAACCCGCGGGCCGTGCTTTCAAAGAGGTAAAGCCTATTGGGGTTCTTTTCTGCCAAAGACGCGAGCAAAGAGGCAAGTCCTTCTTCATCACCCCAAGAAGAGGTCTCTGTGCCATGCAGGTAGGTAATCCCCTTGCCACGGCCTAACGACCCCTTGGCTCGCAAACCTGCTACCTGGTAAAAGAGTCTGCTACGGTTCTTTAACACCATCTGATTTCTGTTATGCGTCATCAAAGGAATCTTGTACTCCGGTGGCAAACCATCCATGTACATGGCAAGCGTCGTTCTGAACTGGTCTCGGTTCTCTTCCGTATCGGTGGTGAGCGTTCCTTGAAACCCAGGGTTCTTAAAATGCCAGTAAAGGTCTAGTGCAAGCGATATGGTTGTAATCCCAAGCTGCCTGCCTTTGAGAATCACAAAGAAGTGAATGTCATTGTTCAGACCCTTAGCGATCTCTTCCATCACATAGGTCTGGCTTCCAAGCAAACGATTACCTAAGCGTTGAATGCCTAGCTCTTTGGTTTCTACCTTCAGTTCTTTGCAGAACTTGTAGAAGTGATTAAGGTCAAAATTCATTCAATGCCTGGTTCATATTCGTAATAGGTGCAAACCTTCTCTGCCAGCAAGCCATCTCGGATGCAGATCAAGACCACTTCCTTACCGTCATGACTTTCCTTTAGTCCAATTTCTTGGCTGTAATGGCAGTTTCTGCAATCGGGCTTCAAATCGCTTCCCATAACAACTTTTGTCCTCTTAATAATTCATCCGTGTCTATGCGCGGCCTTGACTTCACATTCCAATTACCGCCACCTTTCAGCCCTATGCACTTCCAATTGCTAGCCCTTAAAGACGCGCCACCCTCTTCTGGAAGCGTATAAGTTATTAGGCGCTTGTAACCCAAAGCCTTTGCCGCTTTCCATGCAGACGAATAAAGCATTGAGCAAGCATTTTTAGTCCCGTCTGTGCAACAACGATTAACTTCGAGCGTCCAACCGTTATCAAGCAATCTTGCAACTGGCCTACCAACAATAGCCACGCCAACCACTTTATCGCCGTCACTAACCGCTAAACAAAACTTGCAGCCTTGCATAGGCTTGTGATGCCTATGAAACGCTGAAACATAAGCGTTAGCTTCTTCGAAATTTATTGGCGTTATTTCCATCTAAACCGTCTATGCCATACGTCTTTTTTAACCACAACACCGTCTTTTGCTCATCAGCACTCAAAGGACGTTTCTTTCTCTCTTCCTCATACCATTTCATCGCCAGATACGGATAGCTTGGATCACCTTCTGCATACTTCGTAATCCATATCACCGCATCATCATGCTTCACTCAATCCTCCACACTCTTACACCATTCTCCACCTTCCTTGCCGTGTACTTCTTTCCCGTTCTTCTCCATTCTCTATAGTTAGCATTACATAGCTTGGATAGATCACCTCCCTCTAGATAGAAACTATCTCCTAGTTCTAACTGTTCGTAAGGGTATTTAGGCCCAGTCTTCCTATCAGGTATATCTAAACCTCTCTCTAACTTGAACATCTCGTACATCTCCATGTTGTCGATGTACTCATCATACACACAAACATATTTAAGGTAGGCAGGAAAAGCAGTTTTTCTTTGGGGCGGGGAGGGTAAAAACTAGTTTTTTCTTGGGGCGGGAAGCGTAGTGGTGCACCCAAATCCCGACCCCCCGTCCCATTTGCTTCGCCATACAACGATCGATCTGCGTGACTGGTTGCGGCCATGTCATGACCATGTGACCTTGAGCGCGCGCCTACTCATGCACTGCGTAGGGGGAAAGGTAGACGGCCTCGACCCTTGTACCCATTGTCGATTGATGCAGGGAGCGTATAGATAACAATCTATCTATGCCCCTAGATCATCAATGAGAGATATGCCCTTATATATATCTATACAAGTAACCCTTTACACCTATATATAGTTTTTAAGATTCTATGAGTACATCTCTAGCGTATCTAACATCTCGGTGTGTATTAGCGTGTTTATATACTAAAGTCTAATACACAAGCATTGAAAGCATGTCAGCATACTCATACAACACTTTATAGGGGTATGACATGGATATTGCTCAAACAATCACTGATCGAATCATTGCTGAATTAGAGCAAGGAGCTGCGCCTTGGGTTAAGCCTTGGCATGAGGACTGCGAATCCTACAATCCGGTTAGCGGTACGGTTTACCGCGGCATGAATCAACTTTGGCTCAGCATGATGGGCCTTGGTCGATCGAATGCTTGGCTCACGTTCAAACAAGCTAGCGATGCAGGCTTGAATGTTCGCAAGGGTTCGAAAGGCGTTCCGATCATCTTCTGGAAACAGCTCAGCATCACTAAAAAGGATGCCAATGGTGCTGACGTTGATTCGACTATTCCAATGCTCAAGCATTACTTTGTGTTTAACGCTGATGACGTCGAAGGCGCAACATTCTCGAAAGGCTCAGGAAGGCTCGAGGGTTCGATTGATAGCAGAGTGCAGGCAGTAGTCGATAGGCTTGCTTTAGACGGCGGGGTTCAAAAAGCAAGCAGTGCGTTCTATCAGGCAAGCAAGGACTGTATCGGTATGCCTGAGCTTTCGAGCTTCCGATCACTTGCTGATTATCACGCAACGATCTTGCATGAATGCGTTCATGCCACTGGTGCAAAGTCTAGGCTTGATCGGCAGCTCATGAACCGGTTCGGTTCGGAAGCCTACGCATTCGAGGAACTGATCGCTGAATTAGGCGCAGCCATGCTTTGCATGAAGTGCGGTATCGATGGACAGCTACAGCATGCAAGCTATATCGAATCCTGGCTCAAAGTCTTAAAGCAAGACAAAACCGCAATCATCAAGGCAGCTAGCAAGGCTCAGGCTGCAATGGATTGGCTCACCGTGGCAGTGCAAGAGGAAGAATTGTTAGCTGCCTGAGTATGTAACCACTAGCCCTATGCGTAGGGCTATGGGGTACAGATTCTGTGCCATAACCTAATGGAGCATTCAATCATGATCAAAGTTCATTCGCTTATTGAACGTCAAGAGCAACCGACAGAATCGAATGATTGCCCTGATGCAACCGTCGAAGATCAATCAACCGATGAAGTTAGCTTCAGAGAATTAGTTCAACTAATGAAGAGGTTTCAATACGCTTCATGCTCGCCTGCTATTGGCGCAGTTTATGAATGGCTTTCAACTGAACCTGAACTCGACTACATAACCGGCGATTACATAACCGAAAGCCTTCACTTTGATCGAGCTAATGAAGCCAGAAAAGCCAAGTATTGGCGCAAGGCTATGCAACTTGCAGGCCTGGCTCGATGAAAACCCTTATTGATTGGCTCATCGCTACCCTGTTTGGGGTAGCACTTGCCTGCGCTATTTTCTTTAACCTATAGGATCGACTATGGAACACGCCATTACATATCGCCTTTGCGAAAAACTAGCCATGGCAAGCCCTGCCTGGTATCAAAACACAAAGCATGATCGACCATTGAATCAAATGGCACGCGAACGCCTTGCATATCGCTTGTTTCAAAGTACATCAAGGGCCGATCTTGGCGCGACTAAATACGCTCATGGACGTGACATGGATCGAATGGCTTTATTTGAACGCTTGCTTCGTTCAGACATGACCCCAGCAGCAGCGCTGGAATATATCGAGTCACTGTAACCCTCTCAATGCCCCTATAAGCCCTTAAACGGGCTTTTGGGGAGTTTTTAACACCTAACTGGAGTCAACCTACATGGAAGATAGACAAGTCCCTTCCTGGCTCGATTTAATCGATCATCAAATTGCACCTGATAAATGGTTCCGACCCGTCGAATCAGTCTGGCGTGAGCATGGCTGGAAACCACCATCGACTGAGTGCCCAGAGACTATGCGAAAGCACAAAGCCTTCAGGGCATGGTCGCATTACATACCCTCGCGGGAGTCCCAAGCATGAAAGAAAGCCTAACCATCAAAGCCTATGAGCTATTGATCGAGCACCTGGAAAAGAAGGTTAAAGAAATGGATGATGATCAGATGAACCAGACCTTGATCTATCACACAGCCATTAAGTTGTAT